TTTTCCATGAACTCTAGGGGTGTTTAGGCTCACCCATACCACACATTTCCCGTAAGTGCCACGCTATGCGGCCCCAGCAACCACAATATATGTATCTCCTACCTAGCTAGTGGGGCGGCCCGCCCCGGTATGTCGGCTGAACTTATGCAGATTGTCTTCGAGAGTTCCGGTCTCAACCTTGAACTTGATCCTCACGCCATGAGATAGCCCTGGCGATAGGTGTTTGCTACGCACCTTACTGCACTGTGCTGGACAGTTTTCACCCGTCTCGTGGGTATACGCCAATTATTACAGATCATTGGTAACTGATTTCCCTTACGTACTCAACCGTAGAACATTTGTTAGGGATGCTGTCCCTCCTGCAAGGAAGCGCAAAGGTTCTCCGGCTGCGTTGAACATTTTGCTCAATGCGTCAGTGGTTGCGGAAGTAAATCCCAACCCTCCGCTAAAGGTGTCGTCTACCATCTTCGCGGACTCAAAGAACACTGGAGTTCCATCGGGCACAAGTTGGGAAGAGCCAAATTGAAACAGATCCACTGCATTCTTGACAATTCCATAATACTTGGCACCGACTGATATAGCTGCACTCAGTCTAGGACTGATCACTGCTGGGTCTTCCCCAACGCTAATCGCGGTATCCGTGTCCATTGTTGCTGAAACATCAGAAGTAAATGTCAAGTCGCCCACTGGTACAGGAGCAGTGGATGCGTCGACTTGAGGCTTGTAGAAGGTTACGTCGTAATCAAGGAGTAATTCTCCGATCACACCCGCAATGCTCGGTTTCGCATGAACCGAACCGCAGGCAGTCAAGCGGATCTCCTCCGTTCCGTCAGTGAACAACATATTGCTTTTGGAAGGAAATGTAACACTCATGACTTGATCGTCATCAGCAGCGCCAACCAAATGGTCAGCCATTTCAGCAATATTGGTGTACTCATCAGAGGCGACAGGGTCAGTGGGATCGTGGTCGAAACCCAAATAAATGATACCACCTGTCGTCGAAGGAGTTCCGCTAGCAAAACGTATGGATAGCCGATTTGGCATCCATTCTTCAAACAAAACACCCATCTTTCCAAACCTGGTAGAAGGTAGTAAACCAGGGCAGATGGGTGCACAGATCGCGGATGTACTGGTTCCGTCGAATGCACCTAGCCTTAGGGTGCCTTGCGATCTGTTGGGTGAGGATGACCGTGTCCTAATTCTCGGGACGCGTTGCGAGTCGAGGTGCTGTTTCCAGCGAGCCTCTTTTTGCCCCTTGGATAAACCCCTCATCCTAGGGCGGGACATAAATTGCTTTTTAGTAAGCATAGAAAGAAAAGAAAGAAAGAAAGAAAGAAAGTTGTTATTTTTAACACCAGAGGAGGCTTGAGGTATAAGAAACCTTGTTCTCATAAGATCTACGAAGAGAATCTTCGTGTGCCATGTCAAATAGCACATCGAATTGATCAAACAATCCAACTTGCGCAAGAATTCTCTCCTGCATCTTCTGGATTGTAGCGTCAATTCCAAAGCATTCTTCCATCATCTGACGTGCAGATTCTGGAATTTCCATTTGCTGTGGAATGTTCTCATTAAGGTAGATCCAACCCCCTTTTTCGTACTCGTAAAGACCCATGGACTTCATGGTCTGGTCAGACCAATAATTCGCTCTAATTCGAGCTTTGATTCCCTTGGTTAAATCCAACAATCTGAAAGCTAGAACAGCCAAAATTGGTGTGCATGGCGCCTCTGCAAGCAGAGACAGCGCTTTGGCCCTAGCCAACTGTTTTCTGAGTTTCAAACTTGCGTTTGTATCAGCAGAGAACGACCAACCTAATGTGAGCAGAGCTCTAGTTGGGTCTCTTACAGTTGTCATAGTTGAAGGATCCCAGTAAAGGCCGCAGAATCCAGCAACACTAGGATGCCGGACCTTTGTGGCCTTCAACTGAAAACCGAGGGATCTGAATATGTTATCCATGTCCTCCAGTGAAAAATCTTGGTCAACGGCGAATAAACCATCATCGCCTTCGACGACTCCGTCAAAATTCAGTTGCAATTTCTCGCATGCAAAAGCGAATGCTGCATAATTTGTCCAGGAATTACCTAACGACGTGTGAGGATCTCCACTCATTCGCACTCCCATGGTCTCATACCTTACACGGCCCATTAGAGCAGTGCAATGGTTGATCCCTGTGAAAGCATCAATGATGGAGTCTATAGTCGGGTTCTCCGGAAAACAGCGTGAGAAAAACTGTGCCTCACAAACTAGTTGAAGATCAGAGCACATCGCAGCTTCAAATCTAGTGTGATCTGTAACGACAAAGGTGGCGTCATCAAAATGCCCAAACTTATCTTCGATATATTCAGGTCTTTGCCTCACCGGTACCTTTTTGATGATCCATCCAGTTCTTTCAAGGTAATGTTGCATAGCCAGGACATAGGGACCGAAAATGATGTTCATACGGATGTCCCTGCCTTGGATGCTTCTGGCTGACTTCAACTTAGTATAGAATTCTGTCTTTGTGAAAGACGAAAGTTCAGTCCACGAAGAAGGGAGCTCCAAAACATCAGACATATCATCAAAGATTCTCTGGTATTTGGCTTTCTTGCTACCACTCCATAAACGTGAGTCGATGTATTCTTGTCGGGACATTGGAACCTCAATTGGTCCCAGCTTATCGAATAAGTCGTCTATGAGCCGTTCATTGAACTCCTTAAATTCCATAAGCATCCCTTCGTTAAATTCAGGAATTGCTTGAAGAACACGAGACGCAGCACCATAGGCCATTGTCTCAGGATCTTTGCCATTATATAGCACAGGCGCTAAACCATGGGGAACCGGCCCCACTTGGTTAGCTAAAGTTTGCCTCTTAAAATCACGATCTGCCATTACTGTCATTTTGGCATCGTCTCTGAAATTGACCTCCCTCCAGTGACCATTCAATTCACTCTGCCTGAAAGATTCAAGCACTAGGTACTGAGGTTTTGAGGTCTGTTCC